GAAGAACAGATCCGTCCGCTTCTTCGGCCCTCGGTTGATGAATGTACCAGCGCTTGCCATTGCATTGGCGACCTTGGTAGCAAGCGTCTGCTGGGTCACGTACAGGCATTCTGTCCCCATACCATTTGGCTTCTGTGCCGCCGTGTACTTCTGGTAAGCGTTAAAGTGCACGCTCACGTCGTAGTCGCGTGTGCGCGAGTTATGGTAGTTGACGATGGTGTTGAGGTTCTGGTTCTGGCTCGTGCTCGTGTTGTCATGGAACACGTCGACACCCACGCCGGACTGCTTCCATAACTCCGCTACTCGGTTAACCACCTTCCTAGCCTCATCAACTTCGTCAAGATAAGGTGGCCGAGGGCTTGACGAAGCGCCACGGATGTACATGCCGTGGCCGCTTGAGATGACTATCTTCATTGGTGAACTCCTGCGCCATTCGAGTTGGCGCTTTGCTAACCATTTACGGGCTTCAACGCCCTCAAGTGCGACCGGCTTCTTTCTCACGCATCTTCTTGAGCATTTCGCGCGACATGTCTCTGAGTTGTGGTGTCAACACCACTTGCCTAACCTTGACGAGAACTCCTGGCGTAGTCGCCACGACCACCGTGCACTCACCAGCATCCGGCGTCGGCTCTGGCTCAGGCGGCGTTGGCTCGGACTCGCCGGTTGCCCACTCTGCCTCTAGCTGCTCTGGCGGCCCATTACGATAGCTATTGATGTCACAGTGGCCGACGCCGTCAATTGAATGTGGCGATGGCCCATACTGGCCGTCGGTGAATTGCCAGAGCCAGTAGACTGGCCACACCTCAGTTGGCCACGACGCAGAGTCACTGTACTGACAGAGCCACAAGCGCCGCGCTGACCAGAACTCATTCGGTGAGTTGGGGATTGCTTCCTTGATGGTGTTGCCACCATACACCACGCACTGGTTCGGGCGGCCGAGGCGATCCTCGACGCCCTGTACCCACGTCTCGGCCTGTGAACGGCTCATTTTGGCGCCGCCGTTGTCCTCCCAGTCGAGGCAGAACAACTCGTCGGGATCTGGCGCGGCGAACCTCATGAAGTTGTCGATCTGGCTCTGCGTATTCGAGCTATCGGCAAAGTGGTATGCTCCCCACTTAAGCCCGGCGGCTCGTGCAGCAGAGCGCTGAGAGACGTAGGTATCGTCGGTATAGCCGCCGCCCTGCGTAGCCTTATAGATGACGCCGTGGATACCGCTGCTCTTCACGGCGCTGTAGTCGTCAGCCGGGTCCCAGTGCGACAGATCAATAACCATTGGATTAACAGGTTGTGCCATGGTCACTTCCCCTTTTGCTGTAGCTCTTTCAGTTCCCGTGTTCTCTTGTCTATTGCCTGCATAGCCTCAATGTAAGCCTTGCGCGCCTTGTTAGCGCCAGCAATGACACGCTGGGGCTGCTCAGTATCGTCCACTGTCCACACAGCGAATAGGTGCTGGAGCCTATCTTCGTAGGCAGCGTCCATTGCCTGCCGATCAAGCTCCAGTATGTGTGCTTCATACTCCGACACAATCGGGGTCAAAATCGTCTCCCTCACCGTCTTGGGCTCTGCCTCGACGTGGAAGGCCCAAGCAATAAGCAGTAGCGCCACCAGCGCACACGCAGCTATTAGCCATTGCCGGCGCATCATTGCCTCTTGAACGCCGCCGTCAGGCAGGCATTGCGGATTGTTCCCGGCGAGGTCCACGATGGTGTATATGTTATACTTGTCGTGCTTGTAGGCGTCGCGACATCAAGAGCGTGGCCTTGGGAGTTTGAATTAGCGGACCCGTTTGCCAGCTTGGCGAAGTTTACTGCACCGAGATAAGGCGTCGCGGCAGTCTCATGATGAGAATAAGCAAACACATATTCATTTGCGCTGGCGAGTGTACCGCTGGCAACGCTGCAAGGCACTGTCGTCCCCGCTGACTTGTTAGTTACATCCAGTGATCCACTGGTCAATCCATTTGGATAGCGAGTTGCATAAATGGCCGCACTTGCGTTTGGGGCTGTGCTATACGTCACCGTAATGTTTGTCCCGGTACTAACTGCCGCCGCATTCTCCTTGTACCAGATGCCTGTGTCACAATCTGTATCTGTGCATTGTTGTGAAACAGCTTTCACATAAGTATTTGTTCCATCCGAAACACTATTGATTGTTACCGGTGCTGCAACGCTGCCGCCCACGCCAATGACAACGAGATCGCCTGCAAAGATCGGAGCCGTCAAGGGTGCCGTAAATGTTGTAGATCCGCTGGTCGATATATTGCTGGCTATAACTTGCGGAAGAACCGGGTCGCAGAAGGGCTGCGTGTTGGGGGTGAAGTTCGCCGTGTAGCGTGCGGAGTTGGAAAGACGTGCTTCGTCTATAAAGCCCACGGCGTTGAGATTGGCCACAGCTTGACTTAACCAATACTGTGTCGAGGCACTACCTACCGCCGTTGTCCAAGTCGTACCCGCCATAGTACCGGCATTGCCATTGATGTACCAAGTACCAACATTACTCGCCCGCTGATAAGCTATGTGGTACCAAGTGCCATTAACAAAAGTGAATGTTGTAGATCGACCAGAGCCACCAGCGCTGTTAGCGGCCTCAACACCGTTGGGATTGATGACGTAGTTGTATGCAAATCTGACTGTATTTGTCCCAGCGTCAGACCACCAAACTTGCGTGCTGTTTGCAACAGCGGTCGGTTGCCACCACCACTCCGCAGTAAAATCGCCATTCGCAGCGGCGATGTTGAAGCCCGGATAGCTGAAAATGTCGGTAGCAGCGCGGCCTATCTGGTTGAACGATCCGCCGCCTCCCGTGAATGCATTTTGCGCACTGGAGAACGCCGTGTTGCCGCCAATCGTTCCATCGTGCCGACCAGCATTGTCAGCCGTCATTTGGTCAAAATGCCAGAGCCCGACGACATTCGCATCGGTGCCGCCGGTCGTATTGGCAACGCAGACATTGGTCAGTGCAGTTGGATGCGAGACAACCAGAATGCCGGAGCCGCCGTTGCCGCCACTGCCACCACTGCCATTGCCCCCACCACCACCACCTCCAGTGTTTGCAGCACCAGCCGCGCCTGCACCGGGCGTAACCGCAGCACCGAGACCGCCTCCGCAAACGGCGGTTCCAATCGAGGCGTTCTGATAATGCGGCCCGCCCCCACCACCAGCCACGCAACCACTAACGCCTATAGTTCCAAAAGTCGCAGCACTAACTTGATAGCCCGGACCACCATTGCCACTAGTGCCAGAACCACTAGCAGCATTTCCATTCGTGCCGGGACCAGTTGCGCCGCCTCCGCCCCCACCACCCCATCCAGCAGTGCCACCAGTACCACCAGCATAACCCTGACCAGCAACGCCTTGACCGGCTGTGCCACCGCTACTGACATTCCCTCCACCAGAGCCACCTGACCCAGCGGCCACTGCTTGAGCCGGACTGCCACCGCCGCCACCTCTGGCAGTCGCTATAATGTCGAATTGAGAGTTTTGCCCGGTTGCACCAACGGTCGTGTCTGATGGTGCCGGGGCCGTGCCGCCAGCACCAATCGTGATGTTGTAGATCTGCGTCCCGAGTTGAACCACGCCAGCCCTGACACCGCCAGCACCACCGGGACCACCAGAAGAAGCAGTAGCGGAAACACCGGAACCGCCCCCAGCGACCAGCACATATTGCGCTTGCACGGCGCTTGGGCATGTCAAGGTGCCATTGCCAGTGAACTTGTAGACTGTATTGGTAGTAGTCTGATCGAGAGTGACCGTGCCGGTTGTCGAGCAAAAGGCGGTAATGGTCCCAATCGAGTGACGGAAAACGATGGCGCCAGAACCACCGGCACCTGCCGGGGACCCTACACCTGGCGTTGTTGGTGTACGGCCTCCACCGCCACTGCCGGTATTAGCAGTTGCATCCCCGGCTGATGCCGTCGAGGTACCGTTGCCACCGCCTCCTGTGCCACCAATGCCTTGAGTGCCGCTTTGAGAGCCGCCGCCACCTCCACCTGCACGGGCAACATTGTCGATCCAGGTAATGCCATTGCCACCGTTGCCAGCTACCGTTGCACTAGCTGAATTAGTTCCGGGTGAGGCAGCACCGCCCCCACCGCTACCACCGGATCCTACAGAAGTGCCGCCGACGTTGACGTTGCCGCCACAGGTTTGTGACGTGGGGCCAGCGGTGCCATTGTTTCCAGCCCCGCCGCCTGATCCACCAGTATGACCCGCACCAAAAGCAGCACCACCGCCACCGTGGGCGCTAATCGTCGAGCCATGTAGGGCTGTAGCGTTCCAAACAGTAGCGGCACCGTCAGTACCCGGACCACCATCTACTGTTGCGCCAGCGCCACCCGCCGGGACAGTGATTTGAATAGCGTCGCCAGCCGTGACGGCATAACCGGCTTGAGTACAGTATTCGCCTGCTCCACCACCACCAGCACCGGCTCCACTTCCTTGGCGTGTCGCGTTGCCACCACCACCCGAACCGATAACCAGTATGTCAAGGTTACGAGAGGTCGGGCAGGTAACTGTGCTTGTGCCGGTCGTGGTGCCGCTGAACACGTAGTAGCGGAATGCGCCGACAGTCGTGACTGTGAACGAACCAGAAGTGCCACTGAAGGTGCAGTCGGCTACGGCCACTCCAGAAGTTAGGCCCGGCCCAGGCCAAGGCAAGCTGATCTGCCCATGCGCTGCCACCGATAGAAGCGCACTTGCACCAAGGAAGGTAGCAACTAAACGCTTCATCGAACCACTCGCCAGTTGAGCGTAATGGCACCCGGAGTTATGCTGGCACTGGTGTTATTGCACACTTTGAAGTTCACGTTGTTGGCAGTGGGGTAGGGGATGATGACCAGCATTCCGGTGGTTAGTGGAATGTAGCCAGTAACGGCAGTGGGGTCTCCATTGAAAGAGGCGGTGACCACGTCCGTCGTGGCAACACCAGTAGCGGCGACGGTAACAGCTGTGGCGCAGGTCGCCGAGGCAATGGCGCCGGTGCCGAGGGCCGCTGTGCCACTGGCAACCCTAACAGGCACTGGGTTCCCTGCTAGGGTCAGCGTTCCAGTGCCGCCATCTGTGAGTGGGGCTCCAATCGAGACGCCACCGGATGGCTGCACGCGCATTGCAATGACTGGTATCGTAGCTCCAAGTGGCGTGGTGGTAAGGTCAATGAAGGCTCCATTCGCCGTGCCCGTCCAAAGCTCACCGGCCTTGCCCAGGAACTGCGCGGCCACCGGGCTGGAGGAACCGTTGCCTCCGTGTGCGTTGAGGGAGATGATGACGTCGCCGGACTGCACAGCCCCGTTCTGGCTACCTCGGCCCTTGAACCAGTCGAAAACAGCGCTGTTGTTGTCATTCGTCGTGTTAATCAATTGTATATGGGGCTGGACCGACGTGCTGGAGGTACAGGTAACCCCATTTGCATCAGAGGTGCAAAGTGGAGTCGCCCATGAAGTCATTGAGAGAACCGTCCCATTCCAAGTTAGACCGGGAGATCCGGCAAGTGCACCAGCGTTGTTGAACTGGACTTGGGTATTTGCGCCAGCTGCGCCGACGGTGCCGCATTGGAACCCGGTGCCTGAGAGCCACTGTAGTACGCTCGACGCCGCACTGCACGAGGGCATACCAAAGTCCGTTGGGGCCGCCGTTGTGCCAGTAGCATTGGCCTTGACGGTGTTGGCTGGCATCGTTGCCAGCTTGGCGTTGGTGACAGCCCCGGCGGCGATGGTAAGCGCACCAGTGGTGGTGTTGGTGGTGGCGTCGCCGCCCATCGTGAAGCCGCCGAGCGGGCCATTGTTGTTGTACTGGATTTGGCCGTTCGTGCCACCAGCGTTGGCAGAGGAGGAGATCGTCACACAGGCAAAGCTATGGGTGGCAATTACGTATTGGAGTGCTTGGTTGGGGTTGGAGCAGGCAGGGAACTGCATCCCAACTAGGCTGTTGGTTGGCGTCGCAGTTGGGTTGCCAAGCACACTATCGGCGGCGATGGAAGGCAGGGGCGTGCCGCCGCTACCGGCGATCGTGGCGCAACCGTATCCGGTGTTGGTCGTCCACGTTAGGGCTTGGTTGGTGCCACTACAGGACGGCACGGCTATCGTTTGGTTGGCGCCACTAGCGTTGCCAAAGACGCTGTTGGCTGGTGCCGTCGGCATCTGCGTCAGTGTGATCTGGCCACTGATCTGCGCAAAGCTGTAGTCCCCATTCTGAGCGGTGACGTTGCCAGACCGGCCGAACACACTGCCAACAATAGGGCTTATGGTGTTGCAGCTAAAGGTGTGGGCGGTGTTGTCGTACAGCAGGCTTTGCTGGTTGCCAACGCAGTTGGGGATGGTGACGCCAGCCACGGTGGTGCCAGTGTTGATGTAGGTCTGGTTGGCGGCGATGGCTGGCATCTGGTTGAAGCCAAGCAGGCCCGGACCTATTTGGGTGAAGTTGTAATCGTTGGCGGCTGGGACGACAACGCCTGCTCGGCCGTTCCAACTAGTGACACCAGCACCTCCACCGCCTCCGGCGTTCTGCGTCACCCACAATGTGCTAGCTGCTCTGTTGCTGGCGTCGCCGGGCGGTGCCAGTGGTACAATGCAGTTGGGGTTCTTGGAGCCGCAACCCTGAGCGGCGGCTGGAGTCGAGGGTACAAGCGACGCAGCCGCCGCCAGAACGGCAATAGCTAGCAGATGCTTATACATTGCTGTCCATCACCGTTAGAGGGTTGTTGACGCCTGTTGAGGCCAAGCACTGCCAAGCACCTTGGCACTCGCCCTCGATTGTAACGTAAGCGCCGCCAAAGACGGCGAAGGTCCCGCCAAGGCTAGTCAGCGTGGGCGTGATGGCTAGACCGTCTCGGTCTAGCATCGGCGCCACGTAGAGCGTAGCAGTGGCACCGGGATTGTGAAAGACGATCCGCACCCGTTGGGCGTTGGCCGGTGCCACGATTATTGGCGTGGCGCCAATGGCACTGAAGCCTTTGACTTTGCCACCAGACGCCGACGCGACTGTCTGTGGGCCTCCTACGGCGGCAATTAGGGGCATCACACCCTCCGTGTGGGCTTCTCGTCTAGCTTAGTCTGTAGCTCTGCGTTCCGGTTCATTAGAGCGGCGACCTGCTCTTGGAGCTTGGTGAAGTCGTCGATGTTGATGCCGTTCGTCGCCACCAACCTTGGCGCTGTCGCCGTCTCCTTGGACTTGATGTCGGTGATCTGCTCCTGAAGGCTTATTAGCATCCGCTCATCACGGCTCATCGCCGAGAACTCGTTGATTGGATCGTGCCAGTTAGGGCGACAGGCCTCAGTGATCTCGATGGCCTCATCGTCGAGTGGCTCCATTGCTGGCGTGGGATCGCCCTCAAAGACGATGTCCCTCGGCTGGCCCTTGCCCTGGTGGCAAACGATGATGCCGCCGTCTCCACCGTCTATGCTGACGTAGTTGAAGTCGGCTTGGTCCTTCGGATCGAGAAGCCGAGGCACATTGTAAACGACCCGGGCGGTACGGCCGGTGACACGGTCGGTCTCTTTTGATTCCCACGCACTCTGGTCCTTGCCAACGGCGTTGAGGTAGTGGGCCTCGATTAGTTTCCATCTGGCCATTGGGCCCTCCTATGGTAGCGTTGTGTAGTAGATGTTGTAGTGGACCGGGCCGGTGCCGCCGACAACCACGCACATACCAGCGCCTCTAGCAGATGATACGTTGCGGTTGTTGCTGGTCAGGACACCGGCAGTAGACAGGTCAGATGCCGCCGTGACGGTTTGGGTACCGGTGCCACAAGTAGCGCCGGTACCGAATTCGATCTGGAAAGTGGACGCCGTTGCCGATGTGACCTCAAAGCCACAGTAGTGGATGGTCTGAGTGGCAATGGGCGGTAGCACCTGGACAGTACCAACCGCCCCAGCGCCATTGACCGACTTGTTGCAGTTGATCTGCACTGGCCCAATTGCTTGGGCGAGGGCTGGTGCCCCTTCGCATAGCGCGAGTAGGGCAACCAGCGAGGAGAGCACCAGTTTACGCATACTAATTGTTGATCGTAATGCCGGGGACGTAGCCAGAAGGTGCAGGAACAGTTGCTGTTCCACCCCAAGGCTGGTCGAACCGGTCGATCACGATACCAGCATACACCGAGCCGCCCGTACCGGCCCCAGCCACCGTGAAGGTGAGCTTGAGGAACCGAGGCATTGGTTGGCCAGGGATCTGCCGAGGCACGTCCACGTTGGCGAGGTACGCGCCTTGCACGAGGTTGGCAAGGACCACAGCCGCCGGGCTCGTCCACATTGGCGTGAATGTGCCGGGAGTGTTGGCAGTGGTCGTGCTTTCCGGCGCCCCTTGGAGGGTGCAGGTAAGGCTGGTCAGCCCGGCGAAGGTGGTGGTGACGACGACCAAGAGTTTGAGCATTGGATCGTCGCCAACGCCGATGTCCCTCGCGCCGCCGCGGCTCAATGGGCCACCTGGATCGGTGGCCAACAGGGTCTGAGGCGGGCTCGGGTAGTTGACACCGAGGTCGATGATGTTCGTCGCGTCGCCCGTAGCCGTGGGCGAGTCAACGATGGACCCAGTGGCAATGTTGCCAGTGAAGGTGAGGAGTCTGTCAAGGATCATGTTAGACCACCCTTGCTTCCGTGTTGAGGATCGCATCACAAGTCCTAACAGGGATGCCCCTGAAGGTTGTGATTGGCTTGCCGTCGAACTCCTCGATACGAAGCAGGACGTTGGTCTTGTTCATAGCTTGGAGGTCGAGGTAGGTGCGGACGACACGATTGGCGTAGATGATCGTCCGGCCCATATTGGCTCGAACTTCGGGCGTGTCAGAGGTCTGGACGGTACCGGCGGACACTGGTTGGGTCGGCAGGCGGTAGAGGCCACGGACAAGGAAGTTGATCAGGTTGGCCGCCGAGACACCGGTGAGGATCGTGGTGTCGATGTTGGCGATGCGGACAGCATAGCGCCAATCACGGAGCACGAGACCGATCTCCCACTTGAAGTGGTCACGGTAGGCCTGATAGGTATTCCCCGCCGAGTCCTGCACCGGCCACTCGCCCATGTCCCGGTGTTGGAGGCCGGTAATCTTGCCCTTGGGAAAGGTGGCAAAGCAAGTGTCGGCGCCCCATACAACGATCCAGATTGAGGTGTTGACGGAAGCCGTCCCACCGGCGTCAAGGACGTTGACGGCCGTTTGGGAGTTGGCGGTAGTGACGGTGGAGTACCGAGCGGCGAGGCCAGTGAAACGCTCAGGGTTGGCAAACTGGTTGCCGTAGATGAGCGTTGCCGCCACCTGTTGGGACATGCCCTCAAGGAATGCTTTGACTTCAGACAGGCGGAACTCGGCGGTGTTGCCGTTGAGATCTGCGATGTCCTTGTCGATGACGGCGTAGGTTTCGAGGTTGCCGCAGGTGTCGACGATCTGCGCGGTGGTCGACTTGGCATTCGGGACGCCAGCGTTGAGCAGGCGCCATGTGCCGATTGGTAGACCAGTTCGCACGGTGGTCTTGTGGCCCGTAGGGAGGTTGCCCTCCATGACGAGCATGTCTTCGAGTATTTCGTTGGTTTGGCTGAGCAGTTCAATGATGGTGGCTACACGGTAGCCGTCATCCATGCGTTTGGCCCAGTCACCATACGTAAGCGCCAGAGCGCCTATGGTTGCCATGTGTTAGGCTCCTGATGGGAGTGTCGGATAAAGGGCCTGCGCCGCTGTGACGGGTCGACCCCTCGTCGGATCAGCTTGCCCGGCCTTGGCAGGGCCGTTGCCCGTGACGGGGCGGCCCTCCGTTAGCTGGGAGGCGAGTTTATAGAACATGCGGATGAAGGCCGGATGGTCTCCAGCGCCGGTCATGTCCATCACTTGCCGGAACTCGGAAGCGAGTCCGGCATCGCCCACGCTATCAATCGCCTTGGCGACGGTAGAGAGGACTCGGTCGAAGTCTCCCCTGATCTCAGGGTGGGCCCTCGCCTTTTCTCGCCAATCACTCCGGAGAGCCTCATAGGCCTCGTATGGCTGACGGAAAGCTTCATTGGTTTTCGAGACGTAGAAGTCGACTAGCTTTTGAGCCGTGGCTTGACTCAGGTTAGCGTCTTTGAAGAGTTTGCCAGCTTCTGTGGCGACTTCGGTGTCGAGTGTGTAGCCCTCAGGAACCTTGAACTCGTCGTACTTCTCAGGTGCTCCGGTCTTGGGTTCCTGGTTCAATAACGACTTGGGCTCGGTTGTACTCGGCGTAGATGTCGTCGTCTTCGTCTCCGTCGTCGTCGGCTCCGTCGTCGCTGGTTCCTTCAGGGGCTCCGGCGGTGGAGTCGGCGGCGGTGGCGGCTGGACGTCGGGATTGTTCAGTTGTGGATCGCTCATTTCGTTCTCTCATCATTGTGACGTATTGGTCGGGGCAGGCCTGCATGATGTCGGCGAGAATTCGGAGGCCCATCGAGCGTTCGCCCTCGCCGAAGGCCGTGCGGAGGGCAATGTCGGAATATGTGCTAGCAAAGACGTGGGCCGCTTCAAGGAGGTCGCAGACCCAAGCTCGGCCGGGGAGAGTGGACATAATATTGGTGATAAACTGGCCGCGCTGGAGAGTAACCAGTTTCGCCGCCTTTGCTGCCTGCTTAACATGGCGACGCTCAGCTGCATTGTACGGTTCATCAGCCACCGGGTCTTCCTAGCATTGCTTGAACGGCGTTCTGTCCGCCGCCGACGTCGATCTGTCCAGCCGACTGAGCGGCCTTGGCCAGTTGCTCGGCCTGCTGCGCACGCTCGGCTTGGAGTTGCTGCTGCTGACGGTTCGCCCGGATCTGCTGGAGTTCCTGCGGCGACCGGATCAGCCGTGGATCGTTGTTGAGTAGGAAGGACATCTTCTCGATGCCGTAGTCGATGTCGACGTTGTCGATGGCTGCTGGATCGATGGCGCCCATCTGCCCGGCGACTTGGAAGATGCGTTCGATACCGGCCGAGGCGGCGGCATCTTGGGCGATTTCGAGCATCGAGCGGTACTTTATGTTGATGCCCATGCCCTGAACCTCGGGCGGGGCCGGTGGGATCAGTCCGGCTCGTTTGGCAATTCCGAAGACTCGCTCGATGTCTTTTCCGAAGAACTCGACTTGGAGCCGGGTGAATACAGGACCCAAAGCGAGGAAGCCCTCAGCCCGTCGGGCGTCAATTTCAGCTGCGGTAACGTTGCTTCGGGTTTGGTACTGGGAGATAACAGCAAAGACATCATTATAGAAGATCTTGCTGATGCGTTGTCGGACTTCATTGAGATCCTCCATCATGCCCTTGATGTCGGGATTGACTTGATAGACTGGCGCAAAGCCTTGGTTCTTAGTAGAGTTCATCAGGCCGCTGACGTAGGTAACGCCACCGGGTAGCAGGGAAGCTGGTTGATTCTTCAGCTGGATGTCGGCCAGCATAGGTGGATTTACTTGCTTGTCGATCGCCTGAGCCTTGCGCCTGGATTCTTGTTGGAGTTGCTTGGTATCCGGGAGGGCGTCCATTCCCGGAGAGCGGCCGTAGGCGTCGTTGCTGACGAGGTCCCACCGACCCGCCGCGAAGGGCTGCTCGTAAAAGCCCTGCTTCCTCAAAAGGCTCGGTGCGTACGACGAGCCGCCTTGAGGAGCGGCCGACCCGCCCCATTCCCAGTAGATTTCTCGCCATTTGAATTTGTCCGGGATGCCGAACTTGCGTCCGTCGTGGTTCGGCTCAATAGCATGCGCAACAACAAGTTCTCGTGTGAGAGAGGTCCCGCCTTGAGCATAGAGTCTCTGTATAGCCGCTGACGTGTTCTCAATGCCAAACTGCTCGACGACTTGGTTGACGGTGTAGGTGAACTCTCGGTAGAGGGCGTTGGCTTGGAGGTTTGATCCGTTCTCAAGATAGAACTCCCCCAAGCACGGATTGATGCAAGTGATAACATTGTCGAAGTCTTCATAGATGACACGGACGCAGGTGCCGAAGATCACCAGATCGAGGAGGGCAACGGCGACGGAGGTGTAGTAGTTGGACTCTTGGAAGATGAGCATCATGATCCGCTCACATTCGGCAAGCCACAACGACACCGGGGAGGTTTGGGTTGAGTCGATGGTGCCAACCCGGAGTTGGAACCATTGGCGGGTGGGGTTGGCGGTGCCACTCATCATCCCCGCCGCGCACTTGTAGGCAGCAATGGTGGACGAGGAGTCGATCATGTGCTGATTGATCGGCGAACCCCGGCCCATCTGGTTCGGGGTGATGAGCCACTTGTAACGGCGCGGCAGCATGAAGTCGGCCAGCTCACGCCAGTGGACCCACCAGGAGTAGCGGTTTACTCGGAGTCCTATCAGGCGACCTTCCGCATGCTGCCGCAACTTGAGGTCGGCTTCAGACGGGATCTTGGTCACCGGCCTCCAGTTTGGCGTGATCTGTGGGACTGTGCCAGCTTGGATTGGCATTAGATCCCTCGGACTGTTCTACCTAGGCCAGATGGGTCAGGTACCCACTGGCCGGGGCGCATTGGCGCCAATGATCTGTCGGGCTTCTTGACCTTTGGCGTCGGCTTGCCGCCCACTCGTTCTTGAGACTTGATGGCTTGTGGGAAGCGCTCTTCGATTTCTTCGGCCGGGGTCTTCTCGCCCGGGTCTCGGCGTTCAAGCTCCCGTTGGACTCTCTGAGTAAGTGGATCGGTGGCGCCCTCGGTGCTTGGCTGGGCCAAGGCCAACTGCTCACGCCGACTTGACGGACCCGGCCCGGTTTCGGGTTTGGTGTCTGGTTCGACCAGCCGTCCCATTGCGTGCATGTTGGCAGCGGCCATAAGCATGTACGACTCGTCCGAGCCCTGATTGGGCTTTGGGTCGTCACTGAATGGGACGACGATAGCCATTACGCGCCGCCGAGGAGTGAGCGTTGGGCCGTGCCGCCGGACTGTGGCAGAGAGCCAAGGACCGATGCGGTGAACTGCATTGATGGGGTTTGGGCTTGGCGTTGCTTATTGGCCTGCTGGCCGTAGGTCGGTGGGTTAGGCGGTGGAGGTGGTGCCACCGGCATCGCCTGAGCGACGGGTGGCGGTTTCATGAAACTCATCGAATGTCTCCCTCCATGAAATCGTGCATTTGCATGTAGCGGGCCTTGGCCTCCTCGGGGCTCCCGTAGGAGGGGAAGCTATCGAGGCCCTTGGCCCGAGCGTTTTTAATAGCAGTGTCAAGGTCCACAATCTTGTTATCCCAAACCGTAGGGAGCACGTAGGTCTTGTCGCCAAAGCCAACCGTCTTGGCGAGGACAGTGGAGGTTGAGCCGTCGGCGTTCTTGACGCCGCCCTTGTTGAGGTTGGCTAGGTGGTGCCGATAGAGGCTCTTCTCGGCAGAGGTTAGTTTCATCTGTTGGTCAGCCGCGCTAAGGTTGCCTTCCATCCAGTCGGAGTCCGGATATGGGGCTTGGTCAGGCACGCATCCTCTCGATGTCGAAGGGATTGTATTCGTATTCGACGAGTGGCTTGTGCGGATGTTCGCCACCAGCGAAGGCGTGTGCGGCGAGGGGATACGCGAACGTCAAGGCAAGAGCGTCCGCTCGGTCAGGGGACTCAACCCCTCGCCGCATCATGTCTTCTTTGCTTTCGAGTTGGATTTCGTTTCGGTTGTTGAAGGTATAGGTGGGGCCGATCAGTTGGGCTTTGAGTTCAGGATCATTCGGGATTGCTCCTTGCTTGATCCACTCGCGCATAGCGCCCCACATGGCAGCGCGCTTATTGGCGTACTTCTCACCTTGGTTTCCCGTGTCGTAGCCACCGACATCGTCCTTCCCGCCGAATTGGACTTCCCAACAATGCAAGGCCATATGACGAACATTATCAACAACACCGCCGCCAACACCGCCGCCATCAATAAATATTCCATCGGTCCGATAGGAGTGATACGCATCATTTATTCTCGTGGCGAGTTCGACGGTGTTGATGCCACGGAAGAACTGCCACTGGATAGTCCGAGCATCTCGGCCCTTGCGGAAGGCGATGACCGACTCGTTGGATCCGAACCGAGCCACGTCGCATCCAAGGGATAGGGGATCCGAGATAGAGCTAGTGACGTCTCTAAGCATCGCCGCGTCAACGTCCGCTGCGGCGATGAATTCCATCTCGCCGTGTCTCGGGAATTCGCCCTTGACTCGAACTCGGCAAAAGTCACTATCGTCGCCATAGGCTTCTATCCATCGGTTGATTTGGTCTTTATTAGTGATGCTAACGGTTCGACTATCCAGTTGAATGGTTTGCCACCATTTACTAAATCGCCCACCTGCAAAGCATTCTTTAAATCTTCCGGTGTTTCGAGTAGGATTACCAAACGCGAGCCAGATAATCTCAGTGTCACTGTCTGTAAGGGCACCTTCAACGACCTCCCATATCATGTCGGGGATTGCCGAGGCCTCGTCCATGATCATCAGGATGCGCTTGCCTTTGTTGTGCATCCCGGCGAAGGCCTCGGTGTTCTTCTCGCTCCATGGGACTTGATCGATGCGCCATGTGCGCTCACGCGACGGGTCCCGGGACAGCAACGCGGTGGCCGTGAGGTAGAATTGGTCCTTGCCGATGAACAGGTTGAACCACTTACCGAGTTCGGCCCAGGTCTTGGTCTTCAGCTGGGCCTCGGTATTGGCGGTAATGACGCCACGGGTATCAGGCGCTGTGGCGAATGCCCACAGAATCAGCCAAGCCACCAAAGCTGATTTGCCGACCCCGTGGCCTGTGGCAGCCGCCAGCTGGATAGCTGAGCGGAGAGGGAGCCCCGCTTGGACTCTTTTCAGGACCTCCAGCTGCCACGGTTCAGGTCCAGTTGCTTTCTCAAGCGTGGTGCCTTCTTTGCCCCAAGGGAAGGCGCTGAGCACGAACGCCACCGGGTCCTTGTTGCAGGTCGCCAACCACGCGAGTAGCTCGTCCACAGCAGGGCTCCCCCAACGCGCATGGTTCAAGTCATGCGCGTCTCTTGAATGGTAAAGGTGGCGGTGCCGGAGCAGCCGCCACCAGTTTGGGCTCTACCGAGGTCTGCGGCGTCGGCTGAGCCTCAATCTGTCTCATGGCGTTGAACTTGCGGATCCGTTCTTCGAGTTCGGTACCAAGTTGGATCTGGACTTGAGTGTTGGTGGAGTGGCGAACGAGGCCGGTTCGATCAGCCATTTCGACAGCAATGGCAAGCGCAGTCTTTGGGCTGACCGTTTCCCCGGCCTCGTCCGCTTCTTCAAGGTGCTGGCCAAGGTGGCGAAGGTAACCTTGGCGCAACCGGGTCATTTCGGCATAGCCAGCTTCATTGGCGTCGATATGCGTCGCCTCCACCTTTTCGCGTTTCCGGGCGATGAGGTCCTGAAAGGCAGGGTCTCCCCGAAGCGTGGTGATCCGGCCGTATGAGTAGCCGGTGATCTCCATGACCGTCTCGATGCTGTGGCCCATGGCGAACAGCAACGCGACTTGGTGATGTGCGTCCCGGAACTTCACAGCCCGAGGCGTAGCCCGACGCTCGTGGAGGACCTGGAGATCATCTGGTGTTAATGGTCTCACCGTCCCGATACGGACTGACTTGGCAACATTGCCACGATTGAGGGTCATACTCGTCTCACGAATCCAGATGCAGCGAGGGGCGCTCTCGGCGCCCCTTTGCGTTGAAGGACAAGGGATCTGCCGTTAACCAGCAGTTCAATGGGCACCTTGACGTGTTCCTTCAGCTTGAGCTTGTGTACTCTATTGTGCTTTGGTCTGTACTGTTCGATGAGACTCTTTTCAACCTCGTTGAGATCACCTACAGCTGTGGGACGGATCTTGAGGTCGTCGAACCGAATTGCCTTCTCCGATAACCACCCGGCCTGCCTTCGGCCCTTTGCAGCCGCCCGAATGGCACAGGCATGGGTGTACAGTCGGCTCAGCGGCTTCCGGCTCTGCCCGACGTAGACCACCTCTCCCCTCCAGATAAGCAGATACACGCACGGTCGGAGGAGCCAACCTGCGTCCACGAACTCCATCATACCCACTATTATACCACATCTAGATTTATAAACAAGCCCCTCTGTTGAGCCATTTGTGGTACAATTCGGATTTGCAAGTTCGTTCTGAGAGGCAGTCGCCCTTGCCCCACGGCCGACGCTTTTGGCCCCCGGGGTGGCATCGCGATGGGCCAGAGCAATGTTACTGGCCGGTCACTATCGCCATGCCCATCGGGATCGAGCATCGGCATTGCATTGCCGAGCATCGGCGTCGCATCGGCGCAGCGCTTTGGGATCAACATTACCTTGTGGCACCCTTATGGCACCCTTATCGCACCCTGATAGTCACATCGGCCAGTGTGCCGCGCGTTGCCGGGGGACAGTGTTCTGTCTCTCTCCCCTCTCTCTCTCTCAGGAAGATACCCTAGCGGCCACACGCGGGGTCGCTCACGATGTGGTTATCAGGGTGCCATAAGGGTGCGATAAGGGTGCTATAAGGGTGCGATGGTTTGACGCAGCGCGTGGCCATAGTGTTGCCACAATCGGAGAGGCATGATGCGCGTTGCGCCTGCAACAGGCGCCAGAGGAGCGATGGCAATGGTACATGGCGAGACATGGGACACCGAGGTGCGGCGAGAAATCGTGGCACTGGCAAATCAATTCGATAGCAACGTGCTCAATGGCATAGCGTCGCACGCGCAGCACATTCAATCGCTGCTATTGTCGCTGCGCGATATTGATACGCTGCCAGAGAGCACGCGCAGCGCAATCATTGCATTCGGCACCTTGGCGCACTCATGTCGCGATATGCGCCGCATTCAACAGGGTGATTTTCGTTGAGCCCGAAACGGGGATCACATCCCCGTATGCTGGTATCGCCAGCACTGATGATGGGCAGTACCCCTCAAATTGAAGGAATACAGCAATGGCAAAGTATCAGACACAAATCGCGAAAGAGGATTGGGTTAACGACGTGGCCGTTCCTGCGCCGTTGCAGGGATTGTGGGATACGATGAAAGCGGCAGCGAAAGAGCACGCTATCGCCAAAGCGGCGTTTGAAACCGCTTTCAATCAATTGGCATGGGACAGCGGCTTGTCGCATCGTCGCCAATTCAAGTTCAACTATCGCTTTGGCAACTTGAGCATTGCCGAAGTAGATCGGGAGGTGGCGAAGACCGAGCGCACCGCCACGCCCAAAGGCGTTTCGTTGCTCGATTACTTGCGCCAGAATGGGGATCGCCGCATATGAGTGATATTGAATGGGTCGCCATTGCCGTTGAGCTATTCGGCGGCATGGTGGCAATCTCGATCCTAGCATGTATCGCCGAGAATGCCGCTAGACGACGGCGCGGACGATAAGCCAAGATAGCCCGGTAGGAAACTACCGGGCTTTTTGCTATTCTGTTTGTTCATGGTTTGTTCGATCGAGATCGAGTTGGGAATAAAATCCGTTTGAGACTATCGGCAGGATCGACCATTGCCGGACGGCCGAATAGCCCACAACGGGCCACAAATCGGTGCCGGTGCGTTTGAGACTATCGGCAGGTATCACCCTAGCGGGCTATTCGGGAAAGCGCACCAGTGGCGCTCTAATCGCGTTGTCGAACAAATCGTGAACAAAAGAAAAGCCCGGTCTGAGGATCACTCAGCCGGGCCTTAGTTGGCAATGGCATTTCAATGCTAACCTGCTAACGATACCTCATCCGAAATATCCTTCAAGCCACAACACAAGCAAGACCTGAAGCAGGATAATGACAACCACGCCTAGTCCTAGATCTTGATCTACGCTTTTCATTCGTACCTCCATTGAGATCATGTGTAGCTGCATTGCACATCGGGCACAATGGCTTGAGTGATCTGCCCTTGAGCTTACGTTCTTGAGCGAACTCACAATCAAACCAAACCCTTGCCAGATGCAAATC